TAATCTGTTATCCAGGTGGTGGTATTGATTCATTTCATTAGCATATAGGACAGTATCTGGAAAATAAGATAGACCACGATTTACCATAAAGGCATTATAGTCTTTTTCATTTTCAAGTACATCCTTTTTTGTAGAGGATATTGATTTTATAATTTCAAATGGATTCATGTAATAAAATATCCTTTAATAATTTTGTCTAAGTTTAGGTATGTAATCCATAACCATACTGCAAAGGTTATACCTACAATAAACATTAATAATTTCATAACGTTTTTATATATTTAACATTTTCAAGTAGGAAAGACCTCCACCCATTATTATCTGTGTCAAATACAGCTAAGACATCTTTACTTCTGGCCTTAACAGATAATCCTTTTGGTGTCATATCTTCTGGTATAAATTCAGATGCTAATGTACAATTCATAATACGTTCAGTACCATCTTTCTTTTTAAAGCAAACATTAACTACACCATCATGAAGAAATTCTTTTAAATCTTTTCTAAATTGTGTTTTTTCATTCTCGTTCATTATATTTTACGCCAAGATTCTCGGCTAAAATGAGCCTCATATCTCTAAATAATCTACTGGCTTTTTCCAATTGCCATACAATATTTACCATAGCTAAAGCCATAATTATTGTTGCATAATTTGATAATTCTTCTAACATAAGTCTCCTATTTAAATTTAGTTTGTGACATTATTTCAGTCATACATGCCACTACGTTTAATTCATGATCAGCAACAAAACTATCCTTATAGGAATAGTCTGCAAGGATGAGTACTAATTGTGGAATGCTTGAAGGCATTACATACTCAATCATATTATCATAAACCATTCTAAATAATTTTGATGATTCAACATCAATATTATCAGTAACCCATTTACGCATTTTCTTAAAGTTTTTAGCTTTAAGATCGCTCATTAATCCTTTAATACTTGACTCAGATAGAGTAACAAGAACTCCGGTATCAATGGTGCCACTCATCCCATACCTTTGACATTCATTAATGACACGTCTCCAGTCTGGAATATATTTCATAATCAGTTCAGCAAGAACCTGATTGTCATATTTAATTTCTTCGGAATCAAGAATAAATTGAAGCCTTTGCATAAATTGCGTAGCCATTTTTTCTTTGCTTCCTAAGTTAAACTCGTATATAGAACACCGCGAATGGATAGGGTCTATAATACGATTTTTAAAATTACATGTTAATATAAATCTACAATTCGAAGAGAACTCTTCAATGAATCCACGCAATGCTGGTTGAGTAGATTGGGGATTTAAGTAGTCTGCTTCATCAAGAATGACCACTTTAAATCCACCTTGTAATGATATAGTACTTGCGAATTGTTTAATCTTACCACGAAGAGTATCAATATTCCCATCTTCTGACCCATTGATTATTATATAATCTAAACTTAATTCATTACATAATGCTCTAGCCACCGTAGTTTTACCTACGCCAGCAGAACCAGTAAACATCATGTTAGGTAATTCTCCACCATCAATAATACTTTGGAAAGTATCTTTTAATGATTTAGAAAGAACACACTCAGCAATGGTTGGTGGTCTATATTTTTCTACGAATAAAAACTCTTCTTTCAAATGAACCTCATAATATAATTGTTAAACTATTCTTCTGGTTTTGGTTTAGATGCAACTACAAATGCTTGTAGGCGATTACGCACAGCACCAACATCGCCAAGTTCATCACCATTAAAAGCACCGCGTTTGGTCACTACGTCAATGATTTGAACTGTGGCAGCGATGTCACTTAGTTGTAAACCAGCCTCGGGAGCAGGAGCTTCCGGTACAGCTTGTTCAGTTTCAACTTTTTCGTCAATCACTTCTTCAGTTTTCTTTGCCATATTATTCCTTATATGTTGTTGTTTTATCAAGGGCGATCCAATATCTTGTATCGCCGGCCAGTACAGAAGCAATAAGCTTCTTATCAATACCAAATTCATACGAATCTGAATTGATGAATTTAAAATTATTCATATCAAAAACAAAATCAAACTCCGCAGTAGTATTTATACTACAACTCGGGACGTTTAATGTGAATTGATTTGAAGTTGGATTAGTCTTATCAACCACTACAGCCTCAATAAATTGTGAACCAGTATTACTCATTCGTACACTTAATTGATTTGTTCTAAGAGTAGCTGAAGCTTTACGTAATTGTGTTAGTTGGTCATGAGTAAGAGTGAATTTAACATCATCACATTCTAAGTCAATATCCTTTGTAGGGATTGTTAGAATGTCTTTGTCAGAGAAAAAATACTTAAATGTTGTAACACCATCAGTAATAATTAAATGTTTTTTATTCTCATCAAAAGCGAGAGTTGGATTGTCAAACATATTAATACAAGCTAAAAACTCACCCAAGTCATATATTCCAAATTCATATGGAAATTGGTCAGGTATATTTGTTTTTGCCATTAATGTTTTAGACACTGACATTGTTCGAACAAATCCAGGTTCACCCAATGCAACGTTACTATTAATAGTTTGATAGTTATTTAAAACTTCAATTGTCTGTGGATTTAGATTCATCCATTTTCTCCTTTATATCATGTTCATTTATTGCTAATAAAGTATAATGAATTATTTTCATTAAATCATCTTTATTAGCTCCATTTTTCTTACCATATCTTGATGCGTATTTCATTACGTTACCAAGACAAAAATCTAATCCACGTCCAGAAGACGAGATTAGGTCCATACTTTGTATTCCGTTAGCAGATGTATAATGACCAGAATAGGTTTTTTCTACATATTCTGCAACGTCTTTCAAATTTTTGTGTTCATTAAATTTCATATAGGTATATTATATCATAAAAAATAAGGAAAGTACATACGTTATTTAATATATTTTTTAGTACTTCTTTCTCCTTTATCTCCACATGCTAACCAACACATTGAACAATGCAATTCATGATTTTTATCATCTATTGATTTTTCTAATACTCCATTAAACCATTCGTGATTTAATATTTCTTTTATTGTATGTACTTTTAAAGAGTTAAAATCATCTCCATATTTTTCTTTAATAGGTCCCATATCAGTAGCGTCAGATACTTCATCATCATAAAGATAACAACATGGATATACCTTATGGTCAGCACCAAAGAAAAATTCTTCTGCATCTAAATGCTTACATATAATACCGTAATTTCTAACTTTCCAACCTCTAGCCATAATCCTTATTCAATGCTATGTTTTCTATTTTTATTTTTTCTGATGAGTCAGTATCATTTTTCCAAGCAGTACGTGTTATAAATGGCATTCCCTTTTCTTTAGATAATTTCCTGGCTTCTTCAATTTCGTGTTTATTATAATCAAATATAATATATTGCCAAACCGCTTTACCTCCGGCATCTAAATATGCATTAACATTATTCCAAACTTTTTTTAAATTAACCCCGACTCTATAATCATTTCTAGTTAAACCATCTATTGCAAAGTGAACATCTATTCTATCTTCATATTTATTTGATAGTTCTCCATATCTTTTCCAAAATGTCATTGTCTTAAGTCCAGCATTAGTAGATACAACCATATATTCTATCTCTTTTTTCATAAAATATTCAGATATATCATATAAATCTGGACAAGCAATAGGGTCTCCAAGGACTCCGGATAAGTTTACCCAAAATCCTTTCATATCTATTGGGTCAAAATATTTTTTAATATCCGATATGCTATAATGTCTTGGCTTGATGGGATATCCCCTATCAGCCAATATTGTCCTTTTACACATAGGACAATATGCATTACAAGCAGAGCTTAATTCTAATTCTATTGATTTCAAATCTTATTCATATTTTTTTCCGGTGTTGTGTACATCGCCATAGCAGGTAATATATCTCCTGTATTACAACATTGATATACACCTACTCTCATATAGTTTAAATCTTCTTTTTGTGTTGTTAACGTTTGACCTTTATAATTTAAGACCAATTTATCATCAATCCACATTTTTGCAAAACCATTTCTTGAATTAGGATTTTGAATTATGCTTTCCCAAAATATTTCTAAGACAAAATGAGACCATTTGCCTCGTAATTCTTCCATCTTTATCATTGGTATACGAACTACATCTTTACAATCGCCTTGCCATAATTTTTCAGTTTGAAAAAATAATTCCTCTTCACCACCTCTACTCGTAAATGATACGTGTGGACATTCTCCATTATGGAATTGTCCAAGTGTTAATTTACCACTCTCTTGTATAGGAAAATCTTTTGGCAAATAAACATTCCAGCTATACCA